CACGAGATAGTAGTTGCTTTCGTAATTATCGATTGTAAAAGAAATGTGTGCCAATCCTTGAGATGATATCTTTAAGGTTGCATCAGTTGCTTCTTTGTTTGCAACTAAAATCTCTTTTAGATATGTTGCTGAGAATGATATAGGTTTTATATCACCATCACACGTACAATCAACATCGATGTTAATTCTGTTAGTGTTAATGTTTGAATAACCTAATACAATACTTCCTTTGTTATCCTTACAAGTAAATGTAAAGTTGTTCTCATCTTGTAAAGCTCCTTTTGCTCTAATAAATGTAGATATAAAGTTTGAATCTAATTTAATTTCAGAATTGAAATCTGGTAATTGTTTCAAATCTGGTACATTAGGGATAACTGATAAATCAGCTAACATATAATTTACAGATGTTGATTTGTCTTTGAATTTCAAAGATACTGATTTACCATCAATATCTAATATTGAAAAGTCTACATCATTACCAAGAACTGATAACATTTTTGAAAGTTTAGTTGTGTCATACACACCAAAGTCTGCGTTATCACCTTCAAAGTCTTTCATTGTTACTGAGCCCAATACTGATTTATCATCAGAGATGAATGATGTTGTTAAAGATCCATCTTTTGATTCCCATTTTACAGATTCTACCAAACCTGCAAGATTGTACTTCGATATGAAGCGATTTAATTGTTGTTTTTCCATGTTTACTTATTTATTTACTTAATTATAATTTATTATTTGTACAAATATACGAAATTTATTTGAGACTACCAAACTTTTTTGGATTTATTTTACATTCCTGGTATTTGCATCGTAGGAAATTGTGGTTTTTCTTCTGGTTTGTTAACTACCATACATTCAGTAGTTAGAATCATACCCGCAACAGATGCTGCATTTTCAATTGCAGTTCTTGTTACTTTCTTAGGGTCAATGATTCCGGCTTCGAACATATCTACGAACTTTTCGTTCTTAGCATCATATCCACCACCGTTTTGTTTTATGTATTCTAAAATAGTTCCCTCAGTTACACCACAGTTTTTAAGAATCTGTGATAATGGAGAAGCTAATGAAGTTCTGATTATGTTAAATCCTTGTTGGAATGAATCCGATTCATCTAATGGTGCATCTCCAAGAGTTTCTTGAATTTTTAATAATGCAATACCACCACCTTCAACAATACCTTCTTCAATACCAGCTCGTGTGGCGTGAAGTGCATCATCTACTCTATCTTTCTTTTCTTTCATTTCTACTTCAGAACCTGCACCTATATAAAGTACAGCAACACCACCACTTAGTTTTGCTAAACGTTCTTGTAGTTTTTCTTTATCGTAATCAGAATCGGTGTTTTCAATTTGTGATTTGATTTCCTCAATTCTTAGTGCAATATCTTCCGAGTTTCCTGCTCCATTTACAATAGTTGTATTATCTTTACCAATTGTAACTTTTTCAGCAGTTCCCAACATATCTAAAGTTGCTTCCTCAATTTTCAAACCAAGTTCAGATGAAATGTATTGAGCTCCAGTTAATACTGAAATATCATTCATCATTTCCTTCTTTCTATCTCCAAATGCTGGTGATTTAACTGCACATACTTTAAGAGTTCCTCTTAACTTATTAACTACAAGTGTTCCAAGTAGTTCTCCTTCCACATCATCTGCAATAATAACAAGAGGCTTGTTTTGACCTGATATGCCTTCTAACAACGTTAAAATATCATTCATGTTAGATAACCTACCATCATATAATAAGATGTATGGGTCTTCTAACTCAGCAACCATTTTTTCTGTATTAGTTACAAAGTGTGCTGATAAGAATCCTTTATCGAATTGCATACCTTCTACAAGTTCCATAGAAGTTTGAATACCTTTAGATTCTTCAACTGTGATTACACCATCAGTACCAACCTTTTGAAATGCATCTGCGATAAGTTCACCGATTACAGTATCGTTGTTTGCTGATATTGTGGCAATTTGTTTAATCTTATCATAATCAGAACCTACAACAATTGCTTGTTTACCAAGTTCTTCACTTACAATACCAACTGCTCTTTCAATTCCTTTTTTCAGTTCCATTGGATTTGCACCACTTTCAACTGCTTCGAATCCTAATCTTGCGATATCTTGAGCAAGAACCGTTGCCGTAGTTGTACCATCACCAGCTTCATCGTTGGTCTTGGATGCAACTTCTTTAACTAATTGAGCTCCCATGTTTTCAAACACATCTTCTAACTCAATTTCTTTTGCAACCGATACACCATCTTTTGTAATATGTGGTTGTCCATGTTGTTTTTGTAAAAGAACATTCCTACCCTTTGGTCCTAATGTAACTTTAACTGCATCTGCAAGAATATCTAATCCATTCTTTAAGGATTCCCTTGCTTGTACATCAAACTTTAATTGTTTCACTGCCATAACTTTATTTCTATTTTTATTTAATTCTTATATTATAGTTCACTTATTATACCACTTTACTTAAACATGACAAATTGTCAGTTTAAAAGGTAAAGAACTTTTCTGCTGTCTTTTGTTCACTAATCATTTCTCCCCAACCAATCGCATCATAGAAATCTTGTAACTTGAATCGTAACTCTCTTTCAAAGATTTTATTACGGTCAATATACGTTTCAATGAATTCTTCAATTTGTGGTGGGTCATTATAACCTGTGAATGCCAAACCATCCAATCCTAGTGGATTATCTTTAAGATATACCCACTTTACTTTATCTCCATTTACCATCGGTCCATATTTAAATGGTACTTTAAAATGTGTTATAAGGTCATTGTATGCAATTGCCGCTTTTACGTGAGCTGGAGTTCCTTTCATTGTAGTGAATGGTACTCGTTTTCCTTTCGGCATATATTTCTTAAGATTCTTTACTGCCGTATTCTTAGCAATTTCAGAGTTAGGTCGGTTTTCCATATTCTTTTTGAAATCTAATACATATTTAGTAAGTTCTTCTTCACCTACACCTTTTAGTATATCAATCAAAACCTTACCCATACATTCTTGAAATGCTTTTGGGAATGAACTTCTCTTAACATCCAGTCCTTTTACATCCAACCTATCACATGGTACACCATTATCTGATATAATCCATTGTGCGTATCTTTTCTTTGCAATCCACAATCCTGCCTTTGCAACATACTCTTTCTTAATTTCTAATCTGTGCTTATCAACATCTACATTAAAAATCTTTTTTGATAAAATATCATAAAAATCATTAAGGTAATCTTGCATTTCTTCTGCAATATCATTTACATAACCGGCAATTGTATCTTGTTCTTCATCTTTCCAATTAGGAAATCGTTTATCCATTAAAGGAACTGCTGAGAAGAAAACAGAATCAGTATCAATGTATATATTAGAATCCAAATCAGGAGTACCCAATTCCTTATTGTACTTGATGTTAGCCATATCAGCAGTTGACTTAATAACTGTCTGTCCTGTCGTGGTAACAGCGGTAGCATTATCAACATCATAGAACCTAAAGGCAGGAAGACCAAGAACACCATATAAAGAGTTAAGTAAAATCTTCTGAACCAACTGACGTTTGTGATAGAAGGCATATTTTTCTTTGTTTCCTGCATTTCCTTGTTTTATCATCTCATCCTTATACTCAACTCGCTTTGCAAACCACAAGTCAAGAATACCAGGTATACATCCTACTGTATCTGTTCTGTATAGAACTCCATTGGATGCTATTGAGAATTTAGATTTATCTAAATATTCTTTTAAATTTTCTTTTGTAATTGAATCATCATCTATATAGTATGTATCAGTTTCACCTTTTAGATATTTCTGAACATCCCAATCTTGAATCTTACCAATCTTGGTTTCAGGTGATATATTGATACTCATAATAATAGAAGGATATAGAGATGTTAAATCTAAATCATATATCCAATCATATTTACCAACAATTGGTGCTTTTACATATGCACCAATGAATTTTTCTTGTTTATTTGCTTTAAGAGCTTCCATTTTCTCTCTTCTATCAGCAGGTTTATTAGGTGCAACCAATCCTCCTCTACGAAGATACGTTAATAATGCTCCTTCAAGGTATTTTGATGAGTAAACGAAATCTTCATAAGGAACGTGTCCAACATGACAAATACCTCTACATAAATCAATAAATTGAAGTTTTTCTTCGAACCCCACAACCAATTCAACATCCACTAAGTTATACTCAATAAATTTCTCAATATCTTCTGAGAATAATTGGTCTAAGTTTCCTTGGTATTCAATCTTACCTCTACCCAATTCTTTTTGTGCAATAGTATCCAATCGGTAATTCGGTAGTTCACCAAAATTGTAATTCTTATATAATGTGATGTAATCCAAATAAGATACACCTGCCATGAAGTATCTTTTACGATAAGGTGACCAAAAACATTGTCCTATTGGTGATAATCTATTTGCTTGCTTTTCTCCCATCAATCGTTTAATACGATTGTATAACATAGGTGTATCAAAGAAATCAATATTCCAACCTGTAACGATTGAAGGGTTAATCATTTCATATAACTCCAAATACTTCGCTAACATATCTCGTTCATCTCTGAATGGGAAAACTATACATTTATCGGTAGTTTTTTCTACCATCTTTCCTTCTTTATCCATTACCAATACCCAAGCTTGCTTAGTTGCCGAATCGTGAAGTGCAATTGATGTTAATTCATTTGTAGCTTCTAATGGGTCTGGTATACCACTTGTCATTTCACACTCAATATCATAAGTAAGAATAACATGTCCATCCGAAACATCATCTGATTCTGAATACATATCTACTAATGCTCGTGTAGTTTCAGGTACATCCGATTCGAATAGGTTTGGGTCATCTCCTTTAAATTTGTAAATCTTAGTTAATTTATCTCCATAAATAGATTTAAACTCACCTCGTTCTGCTCTTTCATATGCATATCTAGTGTATGGATATGCCATATATCCTCTTTTAGAATCCCAAAGATGGATTAAGTTTTTTTCTCTCTGATAATAGATATTTTGATACAAATTCTCTCTGTTTTATTTATTTATACAAATATACGAAATTTATTTCATATATCCTAATTGTTTTATAATTATTTTTAATTAAAAATATGCTTTACCCACACTCCATTTATTAGTTTCAATCCATTATAAATGCCATCATGATAATTTTCACAAATAATATCATCAACCCCATCTTTATCAATATCATCTATTTTGAATTGAGTCCATCCATAGTTATCACTACTTCCATTTATACCACCACCATCTAGTGATTCTGAAAGTATTGTGGTATCTAATGTAAAATTTAGATTATGATTTATATATAATACAAGTTCAGAACGATTGCCATCATATCTTCCTTCAATTATATCCAGATCACCATCATTATCAATATCCATGAATTCAATGTCCATGGTATATTCTGTGTTAGTGTTTGGGAGTGGGATTACTGTATTTGAAGTATCAAATCCATTTGATTTGCCAAGTACAATTGATGTAGTATATCCATAAATCTCATGTGTACCCAATACCATATCATTAAATCCATCTTTATTTATATCAATAATTTCATATGTTAAAATAGGGTTGGTATATTGATGTAAATCAAAATTAGAATTTGTAAAATTACCAGTACCATCACCATACCAAATATCTTGAGCAGTTATCACATCAACATTCCCATCACCGTTAATATCTCCTGTAGCTCCGTTATGATACCATAGACCAAATCCATTATCAACTTCATTAACATTAAATGTAGAATCTGTTTGTTGAATTAATACCGTAAAGTTTCCTCCATAGTTTCCTGGTTGACTTTCATCAACTCCCAATAAAATGAAATCAGCTAGATTATCATTATTTACATCAGTTTTTAATATCTTATGTCCCGTAAATCCATCCGTATTGTCATTTATAAAAGAAGAATCTTTTATGTAAGTTTTATCATCTCCTTCATTAATAAACCAATGAGCAGATGCTCTTCGTATTGTACCATCATCATAGTATGGACATGCTAAAATATCTTGAAATCCATCATTGTTAACATCATAGTATGATGCTCCTTGTGAGAATTCCAACGTACCACCGGTTTGATTTGTTCCGATGTTCAAACTATAACTTTCAGATCCATTTCCCCAAATGAAGTATGTTCCACTTCTTTGATTTAAATAGGATTCTTTGTAAATTGTCTGAGATATAGGTGGTGGAATATCTATTTCACCAAATTCTTCGTGCTCACAACTACTTAGAGTTATTAGGCCAATAAGTAAGAAGAGCCTCATCTTTTTGTTTATTCCAATCATCTTTATTTAATGAAATTTTTAGTTTATTAGCAATTGATAATCCAATTTCCCATGCGTTTAATTCATTTACAAATCTACCCATTTCAAACTCTCGTTTGTTAGTATCATCATCTATATTCTTATACGAGTTCGAACCAACAGCAGTTGGTGGTTGTAACGCATGTCCTACTTCATGTAGTAAGGCATATAATCCATTATTTGTTAAATCATAGTTGTGATGAACAAAAATGGTTCTATTAAAATGTCCCATGAAAGAAGTTATATGTCCTAATTTTACAACAACTCCTTTTTTGTGTTTTATATAGTCACATACAGATTGAAAATCCTTTGGGTATTTTCTATTTTTGAACTTATATCTACCCATTCACTTGGTCTTCTTCTGCAATATGTGAACGGAATCCCATTACTGGTTTAATTCCTGTAATCTCGATTTCTCTAAGTTTAATGTATTTTTTAGTTACCATTAAGGTTTCTAAATCAGTTTCAGTTTTTACCCAATCTGTGAAAAGGTATGTTAGTAGTTTTGATTTTAATGCTTTAATCATAATTTAAGGTTTTAAGATTTGTTATTTGTTAATTCTAATGCTTCTTCGTAAGATATGATAATACCACGTTCTTCCATCATCATCATTTCTAATCTAGCCAAATGGTGTTTTAGTGTATTCATAGTTTATTTACAAAATAGGTTAGTGGGAACTTCGATTCCCTTTTGTTTCTTTATCTGATAGAATACGTTGAAAAACGCTTTGTAAACTTTCCCAGCATACTCTAATGAATCGTTTGGTGTTTTCCACATCATCTCTCCACCATTCATTCTATGCTTATTCACAACTTTGATTTCCCAACCTTTAAGGATGAGGTTAACTATCTTCTTCTGAGGAGGAGTGAACTTAACTCCCTCAATACTCTTCACAAACATTTCGATTTTATTAGTCATAATTTATATAGTTTTAAGGTTTAACATTAATGGGAACTCCCACACATTTACTAAGTAAATATACGACTTTTTATTGGAATAACCTAATAAAAAGTGAATTATTTTTGAACTATCCACACAGGTTCACAAAAAGTTTGGTTTTTTGTTTCTTCTGCCAACTGTAAACTCTCCTCTGAATACTGTTGTCCATCTTTAGCAGTTCCTGCACCACCACTATTAGGTCTTTTTGCCATTTCCATACCAATACACCCCTTATAAGTTAATCCCTTAGAAGTGAGGTATTCAATCATTGGATTACAAATTTCTAGCCAACCCTTATCACCTTTAGAACTTGCATAAACATCAGCGATGTTAATTGCAATAATACCACCTTTCTTAACTGTTGGTATAATCTTACCCAACGTAGTATGTAAAAAATTCTTGTTCCAATCGTTTATGTTTTTATATCTTACCCAGCTCTGTGTATCATCGTGTGAATATCTTTCAACTGAAAAGTATGGTGGTGATGTAAATACTACATCAAAGTAATCATTATACTCATCATAGTTGAAATCTTCTGCTGGTGATTCATAGAAGTTTGTTTTGGTAGGTGTTTCAAAGAAAGATGTATGTTTGGTATAGAAATCTCTTTGTTGTTCATAGATAGGATGATTTTCTTTACGAGGGTCTAACCCTACATAATGTTCAACTGTTTCACTTGAAAATGCACCTGCTAATCTATCACCCCATCCCATTGAGAAATCAAGTACAGTTTTAGCATTATTCATATCATAAAACATCTTGGCAACATTTGGCTTGAACTGGGCACATATATACTTGCGTAATCCAATCATTGTTCTTAATTCCTTTTTACCAACTTGTGGTAATTTTAAAGAATAAGATGCTCCCATTAAAGATACCATAAATGCTTTCGTTTCCCAAGTTCTTTTTGGACCTGGTGAAACTGAACCATCTACACTCCATCTGTTGTGTTGTTGGAAATAATTAGATGCTCTGTTACCTGTATTGATACGAGAAAAGTATTGTTGTTTTCCATCGTATGTTAATGGATATTTAGATTCCGCTGCTTTTCGTGGAAACCATTCACCTTCTTTAAGATACTCACTCCATCTAAAACCTTTAAGTTTTAAAAAATCATTATAAGCATCTTCTTCAGTAATATCAGCATATGGTATTGGATACTCCATGAATAATTCTGCCATCATTTCTTTAACAGTATCCTTCGGGTATGTTTCTTTTAATAATTCAAAATCATGTTCTGAAATGGTTGGAAATTCTCCAACGAAAGTGCCTTTTCTATACTTTGATAATATATCTTCTCCGTTAGTCATTATATATTAGTTTATTTATTCTAAGAACCAACTAAATGCGTTCTTTATTATTGTAACATTCACATCTCGATATATTAACCACTTCAGCCATGCTATTGGCCAAAAGAATAAATCAAATAATGTCCACCAAAATCCACCATGAATACTATGTCCTATTATAGCAGTTGGTATTGAGAATATTATAGTTGGGAATGAGAAGTTAAATTTATACTTATCGTTATTAAAATTGAATTTCATATATGTGTCCACGTTTTTCTCTTTACAATTTCTTCTATATTCCAAGTAGAAACTTTAAAGTTACGAGCAATTACATTAGTAGAAAATCCCTTTGAATAAAGTTCTCTGATTTGTAGTACTTGCTCGGTAGTTAGTTTTGATCTAGGATGTGATTCCCCTCTTAATCTCATTAGTTGTTTTGAGTATCCCTTTCCATACAAGTACTCATATGGTCTGCCCAATGTAGTATATATTGTATGTTCGAACGTAGTGTGTTATCTGGATTATAAGTTTTAAGGTATTTGATATTTGCATCATCATACATACCATCAGTTAGTCTGATTCCAAACCACTCGTTACTCGTATGTGTTAATCCATAATCACTTAATGTTAGAAATGTTCTATCAGTTAAATCCATGAATGGTAATTCTGGATTGTTTGTATAAATCTTTCCTTGATTTTTAATATGCCACTCAGATTTATTTGGTAAGTAATTAAGCACTCCTTTTTTACCAAGTTTTCCTAAATCATGATGGAATGCAGCGAATAACAATTCATCACGAGTGAAATCGATTTTTCCACCCACATCTTCATATAACTTCATCATTCTGATTGAGTTATTAACTACATTCATAATGTGGTCAATGTATCCCCCATCATATGCGTTATGATAACCTATGTTACCACTTGCAGGTTGTAACATTAGATTAGGTCCAAGTTCTTCCATACTGTACATATGTAGTAACTTTTCTAATCTTTCACCTGTGAATAAACTCTTTACCGCTGCAATGAATTTATTGTAATTTTCTTCTAGTTGTTTGTCTGTATATTGTTTCATGTAACCTATATTATGTTTTAAATAAATACCTTTGAACGTTCATCTCGTATTATAGGAATGTTTATTAAACTATAATCTGGATATACTGGATGTTTTTGATTAAAATCACAGAAAGTATCAAGTTTTAACCTAAATGCCTCAGCAACTTGTATATAATATAGTGGCTCACCACCCTCTAAACTAGTTAACTTTTTACTCTTATTAAAGGCAATTTTAGGTGTTGCTTTTAATTTTACTGTTGTTTCATCTCTGTGTACGAATTTAATTCCTGCCATATCTATTTATATTTTAAGTTATTTATAATGTAAATATACGAAATTTATTTGATATAACCTAATTATTTAGGATAAACTTTAGTCAATTCTTTCTATTTTACATTTAATTTCACACATATTTGGTGACATTGGATGTAAAATAGAAAAATTCATTGCTGTTGCTAATCCATTTGATAATCCGTAATTCTTATCTACAAAATAAACAATTTCAGTTCCATCTTGATTTGATAGTTGTTTACTTAATTTTTTAGGAACTTGAGGGATTCCAATTACTGGTTTATCTTTTTCCTCATCCTTCATAAATACTTTTATGCTTGCCATATTATTTATTTGTTACAAATATACGAAATTATTTTCATATATCCTAATGATTTACTATAAGTTTTCATTCAAAGCGTTTATATACGCCATTTCGGATTGTACTCCTGTGAATCGTTGTACTTCTTCACCATTTTTTTCAATAATAACAGTTGGAACAGAACGTACATGATACTTCTGTGCAACTTCATATTGAACTTCTATATCTATATCCTCAAAATTTACATTATTAAATTTAGATTTTACATTTTCCATTAGAGGTGTTAGTACCTTACAAGGTCCACACCATTCTGCATAAAATTTCTTTACTTGTATCATATCATTGTTTCCTTTAAATTAATTATTCTATCTCTGTTGTTATTTATGTATAAATTTTCAAGATTTTCATTTCTATCAATACCAAGATATTCATTCAATCTATCAATTCTTTTATTTAAATATATCTCCTCATACGTAAACAAAGGTATATTGTGTTTTTTAGATAATTGTGATAATGCTCTACTATGTTCTTTATAATGAAACATACATTCATTTACCAAATTAACATCAATATTTCCATATGGTTCTCGTATATGGTATTTAGAAAAATCATCACCGTATTTAGATTTTCTAAATGCCAATGATTCTGATTGTTCTAATTTATTTTCTCTATCCAATAAAATTATTTTATCAGATTTTAGTATAATTTGTTCACCAAAGTCAAATAAAGAATCATATCCTTTTGCTTGTTGATGGATTAATATTTTGTAAAATATACCATCTTCTAAACTAGATATTTCTCTTTCTTTTATAAACGGAAGTGTTTCTAGTTTTAAATCAAGTATCTTTGAAAGATATAATGATAAACTAGTAGAACCACTTCTTGATGAACATAATAAACTAACCATTATCCATCACAGGCTACGCAATCCGGGTCAAGAGCTCTTTGTGCTATATCACCACGAAGTACTGATTCAGTTCTCATGTAGTACAATGTTTTAATTCCTTGTTTCCAAGCTTCCATCGTTACTTGGTTAATCCACTTTGGTTCAACTATCGATGGAAATGCCAAGTTTAATGAAACTCCTTGGTCAATATATTGTTGTCTTACGCCCGCTTGTTTAACTAAATCCATTTGGTTGATTTCTTTAAAAGTTCTGTAAACATCTTTAACAGGATATGTTTTTGTTCTATCCTCATCACCTATTTCTGCACATAATAACATTTTTCCATTTAAGTAACACCACTTATCCAATTCAGGAACATCTTGTACAGAACCACCATCAGCTAATATTTTATCCCAAGTATCTTTATTATTGATACCAGCTTTTCTTAGAACTTTTTCTAGTTCAGCATTTTTTCTAATAAACGTTCCCTTAGATGTTTGTTCTGTGAATACATTTGCAGCCCATGGTTCAATACCTGCAGAAACGTTTCCACTTAATTTTGAATTAGATACGGTTGGTGCAATTGCTCTTAAGTGAGTATTTCTCATATTCGTTTCTCTACACCACAATGGTTCTCCCATTTCCTCACCCATATCTCTACTTGCTCTTTCAGATTCAATCTTTAATTGAGAGAAAATCTTACGAGTTTCGAATTGTGCTTCCATACCTTCAAATGGAATACCATTTTGTTGTAGATATGTGTGCCATCCTAAAACTCCCAATCCTAATGCTCTACCTTTTTCAGCAGATGCAACAGAATGTTCGAATCCTTTCATATTCTTTGCTTTCTGTATAAACTCTTCAAGTACACCATCCAAGAACCAAGTTGCTGTATAAACTAAATCAGTATCTTTCCACTCGTTGTACTTGGATAAGTTTAATGAAGATAAACAACAAACAAATGAATGATTTTCATCGGTATGTAGTGTAATTTCAGAACATATGTTTGTCATATGAACTTTTAAACCATTTTTCTTATAAGCTTCTGGATTTGCTTTATTAACATTTCCCTTATACATAATATATGGTTCACCAGTTGCTTTTCTTTTTTGTAATAATTTTCCCCACTTTCTACGAGAATCAGGATCACCATCTTGAAGTTTTCTCATAAACTTATCACCTACTACTGCACATTGGTGTAGATTTAATGATTGTCTGTTTACATCTCCTTTTGGTTCTCTGATTTCTAACCACTCTTCGAAATCTTTATGTTCTATGTTAAGGTTAACAGATGCAGCTCCTCTTCGTACCGAACCTTGATTGGTTGCGAGTATTGTTGAATCGTATATTTTTGCAAATGGTATTACACCATCAGATGTTCCATTACCTGTAATAGTAGAACCCGCTGGTCTGATTTGGTTGATACCAACACCAACCCCACCACCATGTTTGGCAAGTAACATTAATTCTAAGTTCTTAGAACCGATATCATATATGGAATCAGCTACATCAATACCAAAACAACTAATAGGCAATCCCCTATCAGTACCAGTATTTGAAAGAACAGGTGTTGCTAAGTTCAACCAACCCTTCCATATATAGTCAAAGAATTTGGTTGCTAGTTGTGGTTTACCTAATCGCATTGCAACTCGTGATGCAACTCTCCAATATGCATCCTTTGGTTTTTCACCAACAAGTAAATATCCTTTAGATATTGTTTTAACATATATCTCAGTATTTCCCCATGATGGAAAATCTACATCAAGTTCCCATCCCAATTCTTCACCGTAATTTTTAGCCATTTATTTTAGTATTAATTATATTATATAAGAACTACTGTTGGTTTGTACTCATAGTTTCCATACAGTTCTTCATCTTTTTTTATATCACATAACGAAATTCCATAACTGGAATCAACGTTACCATTTTCTTCTTTTGAGTTTAGTAAGCATAATGGTTCTGTAAATAAGAAATTAGTATCTTTAACTAATCTGAAATTGATATATGAGTTATCATCTTCAATTTTACTTACAAATGAACGAAGTATGTATGCAAACACTTCTCTTGGTAATAGTTTAGCCTCACTAAACTTTATTTTATACCAATCTGTTTCTCCTTTCCATTTTGGGAAAAGAGTTTCACCTTTTTTTATATCAATCAACGCAAATAATCCAATTCCTTGTAAACTACTAACTCGTTGATATGATTTAATACTTGTATTTAAGTAATCAAATGGTGTCATTAACTATTTTTTAAAATAAATCTCCCCAATCTTCACCTTCATTTGCCTTACTATAATCAGTAGGTCTAATAGCGAAGAAATCAGTATGTGTCAATCCACCGGTTAAGTGGTAGAACCAATCTAATTCGGATGCTGATTTTTTATCATATTCAAAGTAATCATCAGTACCTTCTTTTACTTCATATCCAAGTTCAAGAAGTTTCTCATTTACTCTTTTTACGATAAAGTTTTTTAAATCTTTCTTTTTAAGGTTTTCTAAATCACCTTGTTCAAATATCATATCAATGAAGTTGTGTTCTAATTGTATGATAAGTTTTGCTGCTTCGTAGATACCTTCTTTGGCATCTCCTAGTAATTCTGGGAATTCATCACTCATGTGTCTGAATAATTGGCAACCCATTTTAGAATGTAGAGATTCATCTCTTACACTCCATTTCATTTGTTGTCCAATCCCTTTTAACATATTTCTCATTTGGAATGAGTACAACACTGCAAATGAAGAGTATAGGGATACTCCTTCACTAAATGCAGAGAAGATTGCTAAACTTCTACCAACTTCTTTTCTTGCAATAGGATTTGTTGCCAAATCTGTATGTTTCCATTCATTGGATGTTGCAGTTAGGAGTTCAAACTTCTCAGCAATTGCAGGTTCGTGCAAAAACGCTGAGAAATCATCTAATCCTAATGTTTCATTTAGATATGAATATGCAGTAGCATGAACTGTTTCTTGTGAACCAAACATCATTGCCATCTGTCTTATCTCGTGTTTAGGAAACCAATCGGTAACCATATTAGTCCAATAATCAGATACTGCACACTCAGTTTGAGCAAATCCCAAAAGAATATTACCAACTAAGTTTTTTTCAGATTCAGTAAGTACTTCATTCCAATCCTTGACATCTCCTTGCATAGATATTTCAGTATGTAACCAAAATGCCTGTGCTTGTTTAAGCCACCCTTCGGTGTAGTACATCGGATATTCAAATGGTTTGAATGGTATTCTTTCTTCGAATAATTTGCTCATAGTTATCTAGATTACTTGTTTTCTTCTACTGATACTTTTCTGTAGTCTGTTACAAGTTTCTTGATTTCACCAATTGCTTTTCTTGCTCGTGATGCAGAAGCCTTTGAGCTACCATTGTGTTCTGCTTCGAATTGAGTATATAACTCTTTAATGTTTTCGAAAATTTCGTTTGAATTTGCCATAAAATTTATTAATTATTAATTTATTTAATCCCCCTCATCGTAAGGAGGTGTTTATAATTATCATCTAATTCTAAAAACAGAATAGATTTCCGATAATTTTTTATTATCACACAGTTTATTTTTTTTTATTAAGTGTGTGATAATTTTTTTGATATTCTATCCTCTATTTTTCAAATATAAAAATGGGTTCTAACTTTTCCCCATTTCCAGATACAGATGATAAAATCAAATATATTGTATCTGTATGTTTGAATCCAATTTCGGAAGAAATTCGTATCGTCTCGTTTTCTATTGTTTTATATTTTTTGGTATTAGCGATGTTTAACATTAACTTTCCACCAACTTTCAAACTACAATAACAGTTTGAAATCGTATCTTTTAAAAAACCATCTATCCATCCACTTTCGGTTGGATATTTTTTATAAGATTGGGTTTCCTCATCTGCATACTTTTCAGTATCAAAATAAGGAGGTGATGTAAAACACAAATCAATAGATTCATTTTCTGGTTTAAAAACCTCTGAACCTAACTTATGTAATTCTACTTCTTTGCCAATCGAATTGATATCCGTATTTAACCTCTCTAGTCCATCAAATGTTTTAGTTGAGGGTTCAGTACCAATATACTTCTTACAATCACTTGTGAGGAATCCTATTAACCTTCCTCCCCATCCACAACTCATATCCCATACAACTCCTTGATTTCCATAGGTATTATAGATATATTTTGCTGCTGAAGGTCTGAAATTGGATACTGATTGATTCCCTCCATATATTTTTAAATTCTGTCTTAACCGATTTAAAGTAAAAGAACCACTACCATGTTTGATTTGCCAATTCCAAGTTTTTCTAATAATCTCTTTTAACTTATCATCGTTATTCCAATATTCAATTGGTGATAATTTACTCGAACCACAAATCACATCTACCCAATGAGGAAAATAAGTCCATGCAAGTGATAATCCATGCATTGTTTGGTCTATTTTACCATCTTTAAATAACGTTTGTTCATCAAATCTTTTTAAAGATTTAAATTGTTGTACTCTCCTATGAGTAGGAATATCATAATGAGGAAATCCTTTCTGACGATGATATTTAAAAATAATTTCCAATGCAGTATCTACATCTTCTATTTCAAACACATCTTGGGTTACCCTATGATATTCTAAATCTAACTCATTATGTTCAATGAACTTACCAAATGATTCGTAATTTATCATTATCCCATGTTTTCTACATACTTCTTATGAAGTAATTTCTTAGTTTCCAACTGTCCACTTGCAGATTGTTTTGTTGCAATTACACCATCTGGTGAATTACCATCATATACTTCAATGTATCCTGTGTTAGTGTTCATCTTACATGGGAACGTAATTCCATCAGGTCCAAATCTGTTTTTCATGATGTGAGCTCTTGCAGTATCATTCAATTTATCTTTTGATTTTCTACTCCAACTCATAATGAAATCTGCATTCATTACTTTAGCATATGAATCTGCAATCTTATCTGCTTCAATAACTTCTGAATCAATAGCAGAACGATTAGTTTGAGATGCTGTCCATATTGGAATTTCCAATTGTCCACCCATTCCACGAAGGTCAATATAAACCCCACCTTGTTCAGCATATGTTGAATCGTGTTTATTTGAATCAGATAATAGTAAATCAGCATAATCTACAATGATTAAATCAGGTTTATTATCCGAAATCATCATTTTTTCAATATGTTGGTTTAACTTTCTTACAGAAACTCCCTTTGGTGGAAAATACTTAATAAGTAATTTACCTTGTAAAGATTCTATTTTATGTTTAACCTCTTCTTTTCTTTCTTTTAAATCAGTTGAGGGGATTTGTGTAAATACAGTATCATAACGTGCTCCCACATAGTGTTCTGATAACTCCATAGAGTAATGAACCACACTTAAACCTCTTCTAACAGCATCTGCACCCAATGCAGTAAGTATCCAAGTTTTACCTACACCTGATGGTGCAACTACAACTCCCAATTCACCTGGTCCTAATCCTCCATCCATTAAATCATTTATAGGTTGCCAATTGGTTGGAACAGTAGAACGTTTTAATTCATTTGCTCTTTCATCAAAATCTATCTTATAATCATGTCCTAAATCGGTTTCAGTACCAACTTTCATTGCATTATCTACTAAAACTTTTATTTTATCATACTGACCAGCTTGAAGTAAATCAACTGATTGTAATATAACTCCTTTAAGGTTTTGATTTTTACAGAAATCCGTAAACTCATTCTTAATGTATTCTAAATCAACATTACCAACTTGAGTGAAAACGTGTCGTAGTTGATCTACTACTGTTTTCTTTAAAATTGGATTATCTACTTTTGATAATTGAGATTTAAATACATCTAGTGTTGGTGGTTGTCTATATACCTCATGATATTCTAATATTTCACTAACAATCCATTTACTTGCATCATGTTCGAAAAACTTAGGTGTGGTTATCTCAGATATAGTATCTAAGAATTTACCATCAACAAGAAGAGCTGAAAGAACCTTTGATTGAAAGGATTGCCCATATTTTGATAATGTATCTACTTGTTCTTGCATTTAAGTGTTTTAGTAATTGTGAATACAAATATACGAAATATATTTGTAATAACCTAATTTTTTTAAAAATAATTTACGGGTGATGTCCGGCTTTATGGACCTCAGAGGCTACACATCATCGGTTTTATTATGATTGGCTTCAATCACCCAGTAAATTAATCTGTAATGATGTTACCGAATGTGGTTTTTAACCAATCATTGATATCACCGAAGTTTCCTATAACCTTGTATTTAAGGAGGATTTTCATAAAATCTAATTTGTTTAGAGAAGGAACAGGTTCATTAAATCTATCTAAAGAATTCATTTTTATAGTACCACTAATATCAACATCATCGAGTTGCATTAGTTCTCTGTTTAATAAAATTTGGTTTTTAGAACCAAGAATATCTTTATATATCTTTATCTTACCTTTTGTCTCATCATATTTAGTTTCACAAAGTTGTAATAAATCATCTACTGATAACTTCTCTTCTCCACCTATTTCTGGGAATCTCTTCAATACTGTTTTAATTCCACATCCATAAACACCAGGAATATTATCTGATTTATCTCCATCCAATACTCTATATAATAAAAGGTTCTTTGATTCAATACCAAATTCTTCTTTTACCATTTTTGTATTATACATTTTCTTTTTGGTAGGTGACCAAACGATAGTTGTATCATCAATCAGTTGAAGGAAATCCTTATCTGTTGACATAATTACCGCTTGTTCATCTTCCTTGAGAAGTGTGGTAGAGATATAAGCCATTATATCATCTGCTTCAACTCCATCGTAAATCATAGTTGTTAAAGGTAACCCATCCAACATTTCATTTAACCAAACGAATTGTCTTTTCATAGATTCTCTTTCATCCTCATCATTCATCATACCTTTATAAGCACGATTTACTCTAAGTTTGTTAGAATCTCTTTGAGCTTTATACCCACTAAACTTTTTCTTACGTGATGCTGAACCACCCTTACCATCGAACACTACAACAACACGAGTCGGTTGAGTTTGCCTTATTGCGTAACCTATTGATTTTAATGCACCGGTTGCACCACCTGCGTGGTCTCCATCTTCATTCATAGTTGGTATTGATGACCAACATCTGATGAATGTGTTTAACCCATCAATAATTAATACACGAGAATTCTTGTGTCTATTGACATTTTGGGTTCTATCAGTTTCAACCGAATCTAAAATGTTCTTGTATAGTGCTTTCATTTATATAACTTCTTTTGTTGGAGGGAAGTATTTTTGTATTGCTGCCAATCTATCATCTGCATCTACTAACTTAATCAGAGCTTCCTCTGCGTTTTTGTAGAAATCTTCAGTAGAATGGTCTCCAATACCAACTGCCCTATTATCCAATAAATCTAGAGATAAAAGTGCTTTGGCTCTATCAGCCTCAGCACTTAATCTCAACATTGTAACTAATTTACTCATATTGATTTTTGTTTTTACTCGTTAATTCCAGGTCCTTTTGTATCAATTTCCATATTATCGATATCGAGAGTATCACCTTTATACTGTAAAATAGTTTCTTCACAAATCTTTTTGTAAATTTGCTCACGTAACTCTTCTTTCTCTCCCATCATTACTATGAAATCTTTGGATTGGAATTTAATTTCTTCTCCAGTATCAGTATCAACATATGAATACCAAGCCCCAGCTTGTTTTACCATTTTATTATCTTTCATTACTCCTAACCACGAACCGTAGTTATCAATTCCTCTATCAAAGTAGATTTCAAAATCAGCTGACCGTAATGGTGGTCCCATTCTGTTTTTTACTACTTGACAACGAACTTTCATTCCAACTGTCCTATCAGCTCCGTTAACTTTCATCTTGATTTGCCCCATATTCTTCAACCTCAATCGTACAGATGCATGGAAAGCTAAAGCTTTACCACCACTTGTAGTCCAAGGGTCTCCGAACATAGCGTTCATCTTTTGTCTAAGTTGGTTGGTGAATACCAATGAGATTTTTTGTCTACCAATCATATTGGTAATCTTTCTCATTGCTTTGGAAATAATAATAGCCTTATCGGTAGCATATCCATCTTTCTTATAATCAGAAGCCAACTCATTCGTTGTGGAGGCCGCTGCTACTGAATCTACTACGATAGTAACTAATTTATCCTTTGATGTTTCTCTAACTTTCTCAATGATAGTTTCTGTGAAATCAAAGATTTGTTCAACCGAATCTGCGGTCACATAAAGTAATTTAGAAACGTCTACACCGATTGCTTCTAAAAATTCTCTACTTACTGCAGTTTCTGTATCAATAAGAACAGCAACACCACCTTGCTTTTGTGTTTCCGCAAGGAGGTGGGCTGATACTAATGATTTTCCTGATTGTTCTAATCCTGTTATTTCAGTTATTCTACCAACTGGTAAACCACCATAAGGACGATTCGAAATTGCCACATCTAACATAGCACATCCAGTTGAAACCCAACCATCTACATTGGTAGGTGCTTCATCATCATTAAGGAAAAATGCTACTTTTTGGTCTTTGGATTGTTTGTTCAGTTCACCCGCTAGGATGTCTGCAAGATCCAGTTCTTTTTCTTTCTTCTTCGCCATTAAGTTGGTTTTTATTTGTTAAACAAGTCATCAAATGCATTCGCTACATCATCAGTTTTCTGTGGAGCGTTAATCTCTACTTTTGGTTGAACCGGAGCTGCTGCAGCTGGTCTAGCCGTTGGTTGAGATAATCCCGCTGAAACAGGTTTTGATTCACCTTCTGCGTTTGGATTTAACCATCCTTCTAACACAGATTTCAATTCATCGTAAGATAACTCTGAATATAAGTCAGTAATTTCGGTTTGTCCTTCCAATAATCCGTCAATCTTTGATTCATCTGCAGTAATAGGAGATGTACTTGGTTTAACTCTAATGGTAGTAGTTGGATAACTCGTACCAGCTTCTTCAGCTGATTTATATTCGATTGTTAAATCTCTACCACTTAGTGGGTCTGTGATATCACCATAATCTGGGTCAGCAATGTATCCAAGAATTTCTTGATATACAGTTTTACCGAATCCCCAAAAACGGATTCCTTCACCTTCTTCACCTCTAACAATAACAGGAACAAAAGTACGAAGTTTTGGCTCCATAGCTTTCGCTGCTTTCCAATCTTCTTTGTCACCCATTCTTTTTAGTTTATCCGCAAACTCTACAATAGGGTCTGGTCTACCAAATGATTGTGGTGATAAATAAGTTTTGTTGTTAATGTTATAGTGAAAATACAATTCGATAAATGGATTATCCTTGTCGAATTGGTAAGGAGCGATTCTGACTGTATGTTTACCAGGTGTTGGTTTCCATAGGTTA